CTGTCAAACTTCTTTTAGTTGGTTTTGGATTATCTGTCTCCCATGGAAACTCAATCAAATCTTTAGGCTTAATTGACTTTCCTTTTGCCGTATGAACATTCAATAAAAGTGTTGTTTGCCACCTGGCTCTTTCCCACTCAAATTGCTGCTCTATTTCAAATTGGTTATTATAACCTTGCATGGCTATAATAACCTCTCTTAGTGTCATCTCATAGTATTGCGGAGGGGAAAATCTTAATACTCCAAAGCAAAAACGCTCAATATAATCAAGCGTTAATTCTGCTCCTCCGCTATCTCGTTTTTTCTTTCTGGATCTTCTGGCACTGAAATCTCATTTGTTATCAGCTCCGTTATCCTGTTTATTCCTCCCTTGTCTAAATCTACTAAGTCGCAAAACTTTTCTAAGGTATATGGACACTTCTCACCCTTTGCCTTGTAACCTGCCTGTACACCTGCAAAGGCAAGTTCAAGAGCAAATAGGAGGTCTTCGCCAAGTTGGGAGAGGTCGCTAAGTTTTAGATTCCTCTCCCGTAAAAATGTACCTAACACGAACATACCAAACTTAACTGGTATGTCCGCATTAGCTATTTTTATTGTTTTCATGTTAGGTAATTTTTAAATTATGCTTTTGTTGTCTTCGCGATTGCACCTGTCACCTCAAAGGATGCAGAGTAGCTTGTATTTTCTTCCACTGCGGCATTAAGGTCTAATGATGTACAGATAGCAGACATCGTAAACACGTTGTCACCTTGTACGTCAGTAGTAAACTTAATAGTAAGCGCAGTACCACTAATTAAATCGGTAAAAAGATCATCAAACAAGTAGTTTGTAGATGAGTCACCAGGACCGGCATACAATGCCTCAGTTGATAGTGTGCCAGATAACTGACCCTTCTTTACTTCTCTCCATCCTCCAGCTGCTGAATCCTTGGTTAAGATTTCACGCATTGCAGCCGAGATGTTCATTTGGCAGGATGTCGCGTAACCGATTGCAGTTGAATCTTTATACAAGCGCATCAACGTACCGTTAATTATTCCAGTTGTTGCCATAATATTATTTTTTAGCTTTTGACAAATCTATATTAACATCAATTTTTTCCAATTCATTCTCATCTTGGAAATATTCCATAGGCATTGGCACAGGAATATAAATAGGTTGAGGTGCCTCTTGCACTTGTTTCTCTGGCATCTGCTCTACGACAAAGTCATCATCAAGATGCTCCGCAATGCCATCGGCAACAAGTTGAGCTCCAAATTCGGAAAGGAAAACTCCTGTTGCTCCGACTGGCTTTCCGTTCCAAGTTTTTATTAATCTTAGTTTCATAGTTATCGTTTCATTCTTGCCATAAAATCAACTGACATCCAATATACATTTAGCGTAGGATTGTAAACCTGTGAATCGCTTGACATATATTTTATCGTTTGTACACTTATACCGTTCACTGTTCCCGTAAACCTATCAAGGCTATTTCTTATGTTGTTTGCAAGCTCTTGTGTGCTATCGTAACTTTGCGTATAGCAGTCAACTTGAAATTGCACTTCCTCCAAGTTACTTTGTCCATCCTTAAAATCAACGGGAGTAGAATTAACTATGGTGTAAACACAAAAAGGATATTGCACGTCTTGCGGAGTTAAGTCTGGATAAATCTTTTGCCCTACAATAGCTATGACTGTTGGCTCTGCGCTTAACCTTCCGTATATTACCTTTCCTATCATTCCCAAAACTTTTTAGGATACATCATAACTAATTCTTTTGCCTCTGCTACCATCTTTGGATAAACAACAGATGCAGACATAGTTTTTGCTTTTAAGACTATCTTTTGCCTCCATGCTTTGGCAGAGCCATAAACCATGTGAGCGTAAAAGCCATCGTATTTTTGTTCACTATTTAAAGTAGAACCTACTGGCTGAGGAATGTAATGAGGCCCTATTGCTCCATTGTTCCACTTGTATTTTTTTAGTAATTGGCTTAATCCTTTTACAGACCTTTGGAGATTGCCAGGTTTAACTATATACCTATACTTACCATTACCTTCAGACTTACCTACACCTTTAGCAAACGTACTTATCTTGTGTTCTTTTTTAGACACAGGAATAAGCGACTTATATATATTTATCGCAGCAGGCATAGCGGCATTGATAACATCCATTCTTTTATCAACTGTTATATTTGATAAGATGTCATCTAATTCAAGAACGCATTCTGCCAAGCCATTAGCAAACAAGCCTCTTCTTTTAGCACCTGTTCCGCTTGCTCTTCTTAACCTTGATATTTGGCTCTGCGTAATGTAAGTCATTGTAAAATATTAATTAGGAGAACACCTAAGCATTCTCCTAATGTTTAGGCAACTGTTAAAGTTAATGCAGATACATTAAATTTCACTTCATCACCGATTGCAATTGCCTTACCAGCTGTTGGAGTCAAGGCACCATAAAATAGTAAATCACCGCCAGTTGCAGATGAAAACACCGCTACAAAAGTGGCAGTAGCCGCAGACGTTGCACTTGATGTAAGTGTAAACGCAGAAGCATTTGTAATAGTACCATTACCTCCAGTTCCTCTTGTCCATGACCCAGTGCCAGATGCAACTTGGTATCTTGAATACAAAGCACCAGTTGAACCACCTCCTTCTCCTGGATCTTGTGAATACAACTGTACAAAAGTAGCAGTAGGAGCAGCTGCAAAAGTTGTTCCTGCAATCCATCCTGTTATTTGGTCTTCCAAATAATTTGAAAAAGCCGCCATAGTTTATTAGTTTAAATTATTTAAAATTAGTTCTCTCTTTTTGTTTGTCTTATCCACTCTAAGCACATCATTCAAATACTCCCTCCCCTCCTTCACTATTGCCTCTCTGTCAAAGTCCTTGTTTTTCACTGCCTCCATGACATCGCCAAAGTTGTTATACTTTATCACACCTGGTATATTGTACTCTGGTATTCCCTTTGGTGCAATCGTTACACCGCCAGCGACTAACATTTCAATGGCAAATATATTGCTCTTTGCAAAGTTAAAATCGTTTTTGAGTAACGGAAATATACCGTAATGGCATTGGCTATTGTTTAATGTTTCAAAGTAGCCAAATAATGAGCTATTCCATTCCTTTGTTTTTACCTTCGGAAACAAGTGAGCCATGATAAAATCCTGTATGCCAAGCATAGCAACATCGCAGCTCTCATCTTCCGCTAACTCATTTATATAACTTGCTATGCTGCCTATGTCATCCAGGTGATGCATTGAACCGCGCCAAATAAATCTTATCTTATCTTCTATCTTAGGTACTGGCATAAATGGCTGTATGATTGGATTCCATCCATTATTTATAACTGTGCTTGCAATGCCTTCGTGATAGGGCATATAATACTTTTGCAATGCATCGGTAGAATAAATTATATGGTCAGCAAAGTTAAAGCAATCCTCCACCGTTTTTCGCATTGCCTCATGGCTTAGTCCAACGTGTGCAGGATTAGTCCTTGTTGTTTCGTGTAGATTATCGTCATGGTCAATGATAATCTTCTTGCCCATCCTTTTACATTCTCTTAGCATTTCAAAGTAAGCCATGCCATTAGGAGATTTAGCCACTACAACATCAACATCCATTAAATCATACCACTTTGCACTTTCAATGGCAAGGTATCTAATATCATGCTCCATGTAGGCATAGCAGCCAACCGTGCGGTAAAAGTCGGTAGCAGGAGAGTTGATGTTTGTAAAAATGGCTATTTTCATTGTGTTAGGTTTATTTCTTCCCAGTTGCCTATTTCCTCATTCCATTGGTACATTTTGCCATCGTTTGGATAAGGTATTGGTGATTGCCATAGGCAACTAATTTCGTTTAATATCCATGAAGGAAAAGGTTTAGGTGGGATAAAAGCATCCCTAATACTATCATAATAGTAGCCAATTCCAGCATAGTTTTTTCTAAAATTGCTGTTATAAGATGTTTGTTTCCACAAATTATAACCGTGTAAATTATTTAAAAAATCAATACCAGCTTTTTCACTTTCTATGCCATTTATAGTAATAACCTCATTCACAACAACGTGAACGCCAATTACATAATTATTTTCATCAAGTTTTGCAAAATGAGCCATATTAATAAGTTATAGAACCATCACCATTAAATTGATAAATATGAAAACTTCCAGATGTTGTATATGTTGGTGAACCTGTTGTTGATGCTGCTTGAACTGTTGCACGAATAATTATAACACCAGAACCACCAGATGCACCAGCTTCATTTCCTGAACCTTGAGCTGTACCACCACCGCCTCCACCGCCAGTATTAATAGTTCCTGCTACCGAAGCAGTTGTCGAACTTGCGCCAGCACCGCCACCACCTGTACCACCACTACCTTGAGTACTGTTAGCGCCATCACCTCCACCGCCACCACCAGCCCTATACACATTTCCAAGTCCTAATATATTTGATTGTAAACCAATACCACCATTTTGCGTACCACCGTTACTTCCAGCAACTCCTACCGCGCCAGCACCTCCACCGCCACCGTGGGCATCCCAAGTTGCACTATCAGTTGAACCTTGACCACCTGCATAACCTTGTGTTGGAGAAGAAGCAGAACCTCCTGCATTAGTTCCACCAAAGCCATTACCTCCACCACCTGAACCACCAGATGCGCCAGTTCTAAAGCCTGAACCACCTGAACCACCGCCTCCACCGCCAGTTGCAACTACTAAAGTGCTAATAGAAGAATTATTACCATTTGTTCCTCTCGATGTTTCAGACGTAGAACCAGCGCCTCCAGTACCAACAGTTACAGTGTAAGATGTAGCTTTAGTAAGTAAAAGTTTAGATTCTGCTGAACCGCCACCTCCAGTTGTTTCACCAGTAACAGAATTTCTATAACCACCT